TTTTGTGTGGTAAATATGGTTTATTTATAGATATGTTTTGAAATGGCATATCTATCATTCTTTGTTTAGGTGTCAATTGACCTCGTATAATTTCATTAACCAATAATTGACTTATGTTTTTATAGGGACCAGAATTACCAATTCGCCATAAATCAGATGGTTCGTATGAGCCACCATTATTTAAAATTCTTAATGCTCCTGTAGTGGTTGCTGAAGGACCATCTCCAAGATAAACGTCAATATTAGAAATAGCAGATGATTTGTCATTATTATCACTTGCAAATTCTAATAAATCAGATTGTCCTTGAATAGTACCGTCTGGCATAAATTCTAAATAATTATTAGTTAAATAATATTCAATGGCATAATCTGCTTTTATATCAGTACCAAATTCATCCCTAACTTCTTTTAACCTCATTTCCCAAACATATTCCCCAGTTACAGGTATAGCTAATGTGTCAAAAGAAATAGTTTTATTAACAATTTCAGTTCCATCTAATTGTATTACATCTGTAACAAATTCCCATTCATAATAAGTATCTTCCCAACTTGCTGCGCCTAACTGGTAATTAAAACCATTTGAAAAATTAACAGGTCTTTTTAAAAACTTACTTTCTGTTTTTACTTGCAAAGCATCAATAGTACATATAACTCTTGGATTTGAAACTGAATCTAATTTAAAGGAATCCGTGTTTGTTGTGTATATTTTGTATTCATAATCACCTGATGATGTAATTGTCTTAGTTACTCCACCTATCCTTAATCTTAAAGTTCCGGATTGTAACTCAACTTTTATAGTTATGTAATAATATTTATTTATTATAACTGGATTACCAGTCCATTCAGTAACACCAGTTGGTGTTGACCCAAATAAGCTACCGTTTAATATATTCCATCCGGTACCAAGAGACCATGTTTGTATTATATTAAATCCCATTAATGGAATGTAATCAACAACAGCTGCTACTTTTACTGCATAAACAAATATATGAGGCATAAAACCACCGCCTGTCTGCCATATACTTCTTTGATATAAAATACCTGTATAGCTAAGTTTTGCTATATCAATGGTACTATCTAATGTATCTGTTCTTACTATAACAGGATCTGTATTTGTAATGTAATTATACACTACACCAGGCATTAAATTCTTTTTTGCATTATGATTATACCTTACTAAAGCATTTTTTAAAGCATTGTAGTAAGTCCACCTTCCTCCAGCTATTCTTAATAAATCACTATTTGATATATTGTTTTGTATGTTACTTATAGTAAAATCAGCATTAAATGTACCTACTGATTGAATACCGTACGCACTATATTTAAAATACCTAAGCAATGTTGGTGTGTTTACATATTGGTTAACTTGTATAAACCAATATTGTGTTCCACTAAAAATTAATCTTGCACCAAACACTTGGCATATTTTTTTTAATATATCATAACAACTTTGGTATATGTAATTATTTTTTGTATCCCTATGATAAAATGCTCTATGTTGTATAGCAGTCCTTAAAGCAAAATCATTATTTTCAGAATATGTTACACTATCTTCATGCCAATTAAATACGGTATGTAATACTGGTAAATTATTTGCTACAAGTTCACTTTGTACAAAATCAAGTTGATTAAGGCAATTTAATATATGTTGTACAACTGTGTCTTGTCCTAAGTATGGTCCTACTTGACTTTTATAATCTAATGTTTTTAACCAACCAAGTCCATCTATAGCTTTAATTGTTGCTTCATAAGTTGTTGCTAAAGGCAAGTCTTCAAACTCTATTAAATCAGTAACAATATATCCGTACCAATTGTATGACACTGTATTACCGTCACTTTCGTAAGCGGTTAAATTTATAGTAAATCTACCTTCAATGGCTAAGCCAATATCAGTTATTAAATTAACTAAGCCAGAAGAATTAATTAAAATACTTAAATCACAACTTGAACCTACAATAGGTGTAAATCTTTCTTGACCTTGCAAAGAATCACTTTCATATCTTATATTAAGTTTTATAATATCAAATGAAGCAAAAACTCCAGAGAAATTTTTATCTTTAATAGATATAGTTACTTTTCTACCTTTTTCACTATAAATTGTTGATTGGTATCTGATTGCCATTATTTTATTCGATTTAATCCTTTTTGGGATCTGTTTAATAAAATTACTAAATCATTACCACTAATTCTTGTTTCTAATACACCAGAAAAACCAGTATCTCCAATCATTGCTTTCAATTTAGATAAGGGAGCAATTACTTCTGGGTCATAACTTGCACCTTTATTATCACCGACAACCGCCATTGTAGGACCAAATGCCAAGCCACCTTTTGCAAGTTTAGGTGCTTTTAATTGACTTTTTACAAGTGTACCTAAAGCTACTAATGCAACACCAGCGGCAATAGCCCCAACTCCACCTAAACTTGTTAATGCTTTTTCAATACCCAATGCTGCTACACCTGTTGATATGGCTAATTTACCAAATTGAATTAAGGCATCAGCTAATGGCATTAATATTTTTTTTAAAGAAAAACCTGCACCCGATAAAGCGTTTCCTATTTCTTCACCTAAATTGAAAGCTATATCACGCAAAGTACCATCTATTATTTCTTTTAATGTTTTATTAAATTCTAATAAATCTTCTGTAGTAACTTTTATTGATTCACGAACCTTATCAAATTTTTTAGTCCATCTATTAATAAAATCATTATTTGCAGTTTGAGTTACAATATCTCTAACTTCACCGCTTGTCTTAGCTAAATCTCTCATGGCCTCTGATTGGCCTTTTATATTACCAGTAAGATTATTTATTTTTTGACTTACATTTTCATCAATGATTTGAGTAAATCCACTATTAGGATCATTATCAGTTGCTGGAAATTGTGGTAAAGGTGGAATATCAAGCTTTCTGTTTTCAATTTTATCAAATTGGTCATTTACTTTTTCTAATATATTTTTTAACTCAAAATATCTATTCTCTAAAATTAATGCGTCTTTTGACAATGCTCCTTGAGTTAATAATACGTTTTTATATTTTTCAACAGTTAATTGTAATTCTTCATTTAATAATTCATATTTTGTTTTTTCTTTTTCATTTCCACCATTTTCATCATTAGTAAATAAATCTTCTATCTCTGGAACAACCCCTACTAAATCTTCTAACTCCTTTACTGTTTTTGTCCATGCTTTTTCTATTAAAACGCTTTCCTTTTGTATTTTTTCTACATCTTTAAACAGACTTTTTATATTTTGATTAGCAGATACTGCATCTATAGCATTTTTTAAGCTAAAAGGTGCTTTACCAGATGATATTTCTCTTAATCTTTCTATTTCTAAAGTCTTATCTTTTTCTTGATCTAATAAATCAATACCTCTTTGTTTTTGTTTATCTGCAACACCTTGCAAACGCATTATTTGGTACTTCTTAGTCAACTCGCTATTTAAAACAGTCATTACCTTAGTCATATTTGATAGGTAATCTTGTTCCGTTTTTAGTTCTGGTAAATATGAACCGTATTTATCTTTTATTTCAGTTAATAATTTAGACCTTAAATTATTACTTGTATTAGCATCATTTATAATTTTAAAATTTAATTGTAATTCTGCCGTCTCTTTTTTCATGGCTTTTGCCGAAGATGACAAATGACCAGATAAATCGTCAATTGGTTTATTGGCTTGAATTACGCTATATGCAAAGTAACCAATTGCGGCTGCCGCGGCTAAAGCTATAGTCACCCAACCACCAGCTAAAATTTGGTAGGTGCCAGTAACTTGATTTAATTTAATCATTACGTTTGTTAATTGACCAAACATAGTTGTTACTGTACCAATGGCACTAAATAATTGACCAACAATCCAAAGTACTCCACCAGCAATAGCTATAAATTTTGCAGTTGAAATAATATTGCTTTGCATTGCATCACTTAAACTACCCCACCAATTTAACATACTTTCAATAGTATTAGAAATAGATTCTAATGCTCCTTCAAGGTCTATGTTTTTAAGTATTGCTTTACCTAACTCAACTTGAGTAAATTTTAAGCTATCTTTAAAATTATCTATATTGTTCCTTAATCCACCAGTTGCAGCTATAACCGCTGGTAGTGTTTGTAAAGAGGCTACTAATTTCATATTAAAATCAGCAGCAGCAATACCAGTCTCCCTAACTTTTTCTATATTTCTTGTACCAAATGCTTTCTCTAAAGCATCTCCTATTAATGGTACATTCTCCTGTAGTATTCCAAAGTCTTCTTGTAAGATTCTATTCTTACTAATCATTTGTGTTAACTGCTTTGTAACAGAGGCAAGATTAATTGCACCACCGCCACTTGCAGCAATAGCAGTACCAAAACCTATTAAAGTTTTCCTTGCGTCTTCAGCACTTAACCCAACCGCTTGTAAATTAACTGAACCTCTAACCGCTTCTTCAAATCCAAGTCCAGGTAATTTAGCAGCCTCTTTAAGCTTCATCATTTCACCAGCCGCAGCACCAGCACCACCCATTATACCAGACAATGCCCTTTCTAAACTATCAAAATCAGCAGCAGCATTTACAGCAGTAGCACCAACGGCCATTAATGGGGCAGTAAAACCAAGGCTAATACCACGTCCTATAGCAAGTGACTTTTGGGAGAAAGCAGTAATGTTTCTACCAATTGTCTTTAAGCTTCTCTCAAAAGGAGTAGCATCAGCCCTGATTTTTATACTAAGTATTCCTGCCATTGTTTATATCTTTTCTCCGACACTTTTAGTTGCTATAACTCCGTCCATAAACTTCATCATATCATAATCCTTAGTTGTCAAATCTCTTTTTTTGTTTACATTATCCCACTCAAATCTAATTAAATCTGTTGGTTTAATTCGTGCATCTTTACCAGTATGAGGCATTACGCTCCAATATGCTGCAAATCTGGTTTGTTCCCAGGTTCGCCTGTATTCCGTTTCTTTGCTATCAAAATGACCCTTAATTTTTATAAATAATTCTCTTAAGTCAAATTGATTCATTTCATCCGGTGTCATCTGTAAATCACCCAAACACAATCTTTCTATATCCTCTACCTCTATTACTTTTGCATTTGGGTCACTTATTTTTTTTCGTTTGGTTTTTCACCTCCCATACTTTCTGACAACAATTCACTAAACTTATTTACCATATTGTAATCATCAATAAGTTCAGCAAATGTTTCTAAGGTGAATGGATTTTTTTGTTCTTCCCTTTTATAGCCATTTTGT